GTCCACCACTTGTGGCTATATTATTTAAAGCTGATAAATTGTCTTCAACATGATTGGGTAACGCTGCTGCAATATATCTTCCATAATGAAACGGTGTACCATTTATCAAAAATTTAAAACATAGATCGCATTTAAAATTCCTATAATTATTCATCCTATTCATAATTCTTTTATTAGAAAAAAACTGAGTTGGTAATATTTGAACAGGGTTAATAAGGGGATTAGTTGCAACTGCTGTAGAGCGAGGTGTTAATACAAATGTGTTAACCAATAAAGGTCTCGACAAAAAATGTTGTATCTGCTCAATGTTTGAATCGTGTGAGTACAATGTTCTCTCATGATCCGTATCGAATGATACTTCTTCTGATGTAGTGTCATTAATAAAAGTGGTCAAAACTTGTTTTTTATCTTTAACCAAGCTTTCTGATGTCAATACACCAGACTGAGGTGTTTTTTTTGTTTGTTGTGGTGCTACAAAAGTGTTAGCTTCCTGGTATCTTTTTAAAAATCGTTTAGCAGTATTCAAAGCAGTAGCATAAAAATCACTATCTGGCATTGGTAAAGAAAAATCTCCTGTTTCAAAATACAAATCATAATCGAGTTTCTTCTGTATAACTTCTTTAATTGCATCAATTATCAAACTACCATCAGGGTAAACAAATTCTGGTAATACTATGACACCTTCATAATATTCTCCAGTATAAAATATACCAGATTGAGGCACGAATTGAGGCAAAGAAGCACCAACGCAACATACATGACACATATAAGACGGCCAGTACGTTGTCGTTCTACCCTGTGATAATAATCCATAATATTTTGGATTGCAGTGAGTCGCGATGCAATGTCCATTAGGAACAAACCGTTGTGTATCGCGTTGCCTAAGTGAATCCTGGGAATCAGAATACATCGGGCTATCCAGCCCTTCCGGAGGAGTAAATCCGGCTATACTCCAGGGGTGTTCATTGTTTGACTTCGAGGGTGAACTCCCTCCTTGTGTGTTAGTGAGTCATATAAAACGTTACCTTAACTCAAAAATAACGAGTTTCATGATGAAATTCGCTCAATTAGTGCAAGCC